GCTGGTCTGTAAAACGGCCATTAGCTTAGTAACCCCCTGATAAATCGTGATGCTTCATAATCAGAACTGCTGGCCACGTGTACACCGCCGTGGCCCCGGTGATGGAAGGTGCAAAGCCAAATAAGGTTTTCGGCGGATTCAACCCACTCGCCAATTTTTTGGGCGTCTGATACACCTGGATAAATTTTCTCGAGAAGTGCCAAGTCGATAGCATTCTGCAAAGCGAATTCGATGTGGGCATGATGAAGTTCTAGACCTTTCGGCCAATTTTCAGGACCGGGTTTACAGTCGCTGAAATCCCCCCGAACTTCACCGAACACGCATTTCGCTGTGGCTGCTGTGCGCCGACGATATGCGTGAAAATCCACGTAGTTAGCGTCCCCCTCTCGAGGTTCATGATCCGGGTAGTGGACGTGGTACTTATGCGTGACCTGCTGATCGTGCGCTGGAACGTTATCGCTCATCAAAATGCCTCGATGTCTGCCCTCAAGGTTTTGTCGTCGAAACCGTCGATGCTGACGGTGTTGATCAGCATCTCTTCGCTCAAGGCGACGATCCCCTGGTTGTTGTACTGCCGGTAGAAGGTCGGCGTGAAGGCTTGCAGTTGCCCCCAGGTAACGATTAGTCCGTTGCCATCGGCCTGTCGGCCCACGGCGGGAACGTAATGCCCACCAACGATCTGAGCGCCCTCAACGTAGTCCCACGCCTCGCCCTTAGCGGTTTGATCCATCGCGGTCTCGGGCATCTGAAAGCCGAGTCCGATCGTCTGAAAAAGCCAGGTTGCGATCCACAATTCACGAAGGTCGCCCGGGTTCAAGTCGACAACTGCTACAACCTTGTGGCGCTGCCCCTTGGCGTCTACGACCCCGGTGGACAGCCAATAGTCGGCTAGTTGGGAAATCTCGGTGCCCTGGTCGGTGGGGTTATTGCCGGATTCTCCGGCGCTCGGGTCGAATCCGGTTACCTGGGCATAGTTGGCCAGTGCGGCGTCGGTGTCGAATGGGGCAGGATTCCCGCCTTCTTTCGTCCAGAGCATGGTTTGATGGCACGCGCCGGCGAGTGCGCAGTCGCCCCATTGATCATTTCCGAGCATTCCCCACGACTCGATCAGGTCGTAATGACCGAATACCGCCGGGGGCGAAGGAAGTAGGCGAAAGTCGAGGTAAGTAGCCAGGCGAAGCTTAACCGCGCCTGGGCGGGGGGGTTTTAGTCCGAGTTTGAAATCTGGGGAAGTTGTCATAGCTATAATGCTGACGGATGTTTCCCGTGAAACATTCTCTCCGACACGGCCTCTCGGCTTTGTCACAAACGAGACACGCCGCGATGACCTGCCGATAAACGGTAGATAACGAAATGGATTCAAAATTTCGGTAGTTTGCTTGGCATGATCAAAAAAATCATTTACTCAGCAGCGCTAATCGCCTCGATGGCACTGATCGCAGCCCCCGCCGCGAACGCAGACCCCAACTGGGACGCAATTGCGCAATGTGAATCAGGGGGCAATTGGGCAATAAACACCGGGAATGGCTATTACGGTGGGCTGCAGTTCACTCTCGGAACTTGGTACGCCAACGGCGGAACGGGAATGCCCAATCAAGCCAGCCGACAGGAGCAGATTCGCGTAGCGGAGAACGTTCTTCACACTCAAGGAATCGGCGCGTGGCCGGTTTGCGGACGGCGCGGCTAACCCGAGTGTAGATGCCAGCGTGCTACTTTAAATTCGTGGTCAACGAGACGCGGAAGTCGCCGCTAGAGGAGCTGGACTGGGATAAATACGGGTGTCAATGCCCGGTCCATAATTGCGAAAATAAGGCCAGCTTCTCGGTTAAGATTCATGCGCTACACGATTGCGATAAGCCGTGGCTTGCAGACGGCAACAGGGTTGAATTCCGATGTGTTGACTGCCTCAAAGGGTTAATAACGCACGTAGCTAAATCGCTACGAAGGGTTCGGCGTTACCTGCCGAGCTGTGAGACGTGCGGCGCTCCGCTGGCCGAGATTGCTGACGTGGTGCGCGAAGTGAGGAATCTCGGTTGAAGTCGAACGTTGTTGCACGTCTTTGCGGCAGATGCGGAGCGGGTTTTATTAATCCTCCGAGGATTAATAACTGTTTATGCCATTCGTGTCTTTTGTGTACGATGCATAAACTACAGAAGATAGATTATTTAGGAACGAGAAAATGGCCGACCTGAACTACCTGGAAGACCCGGAGGACGACAGGCAGTTTCGTCTCGAGATGGCACGTCTAATCGCCGACCGCTCCGACTCCGCGTCGACGCGGCTTGAGAATCGCATACGCAGCAGCGGCGCGAAAAATCATATGGATATTTCTGTTGATCGCCCGAATAGTATTCCGTCAACTCCGGTAAAGTTTATTCTGGTGATTTTAGCGGCTTTCGCCGGCGCTTGGTCTGCATGTTCCCTGTTCACTGATTCTTTAGTCGATTTTTTAACTGGCTCGGTTCTGGCTTCGTGTGCGATGGGCGGATTTATCCTTATCGATCATTTAGATAAAAGGCTCTGAAGCGGTCACCAATCGCGACTGGCTTGCCCGATATCAAGATTTGGTTCGTCTGTTCCCCTACGTAGGTTGCAGTCGAGGTGTGATGGTGCGAAGTTTTCTAGATCCATCACCAGTGATGGGTTTTCTTTGACTGTGATTTTGTGATCGACTGACCAACTATGGGGATGCGGGTAAGAAAGTTTGTAGTCGATTTTGTCTCCGCAAAGCCAGCAAGAAGCGCCGCTTGTTCCATCAGGATTCCGTTGTCGCGAACAGTCATCCCGAAAGCGCTCTTTGAGTTTTTTGTAGGGGGGGCTTTCGCGTATTTCTCTGGCTTTTTGTGCATCAACTACGCGCTGTGACCTGGGAAGTACCGGAGCGTTCTCCGGGGTGTCGTCATATTCCGAATCGTTCATTACAGATATTCCGGATTTGCCCACACAGTTTTTGTCCAGTGAGTGTCATCGGTCGTTGGCTTTATTGTTCCCGGCCTCAGGCGTAGCGAATTGATGACCCGCAAAGCCTGAATCGCGCTGGCGTGCTGTTCATCATCATCGGAAATAATTATCACTAAGCGCTCCGCAGAGTGGCGCGCTGCCGCCAGTTAACTGACGGGGTACTCATTGGATATCCCGTGGTGGAGGGCGACCAGGCCGCGTCTTGGGGAGCTTGGTAGGGGAGCAACTCTAGCGACGGGCTGGTTATGGAAATTGTGGTCGATGTTGTGGGCGCAGTGAAAGCGAACGGAGCTAAATACTGGGATGACCCGTTGAATGTGACGTTACTGAAAGTTACGTCGTATATGAGATCTCCGCTGATGTTTAGGCCCGTATTGGCGACAAGTTGGAAACCGGGAGTATCTGCGTAGTCGATCGTTGATAGAACTCCCTCGAAAATTCGAGCCGTCAAAGGGGGAAGGGAGATTGCGGTGTCGCCCGTGATTTGAGGAGATCCGGTCGATGTGACGGTGACTGTGATCTCGCAATATCCCGGCCCTTCCACGTTGGTGAGATTCGAAGCATCCGCCGAGATAGCGGGAATGACCTGGCTGCCCAGCGGACCGCTGAAGAGAACGTCATAGGAGAGTGGGGATCGTCCTGTTGTGACTGTCACGTTTCCGCCGGCCGTGGTGTGCGAGACGGTGACTGTGGAAGCTGGGGTCAGCGATGATGTTGCGGTAATCAATGGCTGGTAAGAATATCCTAGCGAGCCGACGAAGGTGATCGTGTACGGACCCCCGGCGGAACCTGTCACAGTAGCGTTACCAGAACCTACGCTAGAAATACTCTGCAACGCGGCTTGAACCGCGGAAGCTGAAGCGTTGTAGGCCAGCGCCGACGTAGTCTGACCACCAAACGACAACGTAAACGTGCCGCCAGTGGGAGTTCCGGACAGTGTTATGGTCTGCACATCGTTTACGGCGGAAATAATCGACGGAAGGGCGCGAAGGGCGGACTGAATACTCGCGACTCCGGTAACGCTGTGCGCGACCGACACTCCGGGGCTGGTACCTCCAGTTAATCCGGCTGTGGCAGTAATTAGAGATTGCGGGTAATTTGCGAGGCTTCCCGTAAACGTGACTGTGTACGGACCCCCTGCAGAACCGGCGACCGTGGCATTGTTAGCTCCGATGCTGGAAAGGGCCGTTAAAGAAGATTGAACGGTTGCCGCCGTAGCGTTGTAAGCGATTGAAGATGTGGTTTGACCACCAAACGTGAGCGTGAAATTTCCTCCAGTAGGGGAGCCTGTAACAGTGACAGTCTGAACATCGTTTTGTGAAGCGTTGGCGGGCGCGTCCCATGTCACAGGTTTGGTCGTATATCCGCCATAGGAAAGCGTGAAAGTTCCACCCGTCGGATTTCCGATCAGATAAATCGTTTGCTCAGCATTGTAGGCGGGTGTAATCAAATAGTCGCTAACGAAGAGTTGCTCGCCTCGGGGAAGTCGGGGAGTAAACGTGATCAGACCGTTTACCGGCTGGAAGACGGGAGAGTTGACGTTACCGGAAACGGCCGGGTCGGCCACCGCGTTGAAGTTTCCGGTAACCGTGAAGGTAGTGAGCTGGGTGGGTGTCATGTTGTTGTCCTGCTTCCGAAGTGGACTTTCTGAATGACTGAATCGCCGTCGCGGGGGTCGGTGCCGAACTTCTCTTTAGGTACTGGCTTTGGGGCGTCAACCAGATTGGGCGTGAGGGACGCGGTGAAGGAAACTGTTCCGGTTTTTTCGTCGTTCTCGATTGCGGGTTCGTAGCACATGTTCGCGAATTTGATTTTGCCGGCGATTCTGATTTCTACGCGAACTGCTGGGCTAGATGGAACCTTTTCCGCGGTCATTTATTTTTTCCTTCTTTTATGGCGAAGATGTCGAATTTTGGGTCGGATACGGTTGGGACGTGCTTCTCACATACAGCATATGTTTTGATTACCGTGAAAGCTGGTTCCATTATTGTGTTGTCTATGTTTAGGCAGATCGCACAGTGAACAGTCACGCAGCTTTTTCTGGGCTTTGCCATGCTCTAATTATCTTCGATGATGCTGGCCTGCGGGGGATTGCGGCCTGGCGAGCCTAGTTTAAGTTATGGCTGGTCGTCCACCGCATTTGGGGTGGCAAGCTGCGGTGGACGACCAGGCGGCTAGCTCAACCGTATGTCCGGGAAAAAGATCGTTGCTGTGCGCTCAAAGGCTTGCTGTGCGGTGATCCTAAATTACGAGCCGAACCACTCAGTAATGATATCGCCTACCATTCGGAATATCGTTGATTTTCTTGTTCGCGCCACCAGGCTTGGCGTTGGGCTGGCGCTAGCCCGGGAGGAATCAGCTGAGAGGCGTAGCCGGCGTTCTCGATGTCTTTGCTGTTGCAGCTACGGCATGCCAACCTGGTGTTGTCTAGCTTCAACGTTCCTCCGAGTCTGCGCGGAATCGGCCAGTGGTCGATAGTTGCGGTATCTGAATTGAGTATCTCTCCACACCCGAAGGCGCACCTTGCTAGCCATTTCTGTCCATCGTGCCAGCCATCTCTTTTGAAAAGTTTGGGCTTCAGTTTTTTGCTTTTCCTCATCGAACTAATGGAACCCGAAGCGCTCTTCTTCGTAATCCCACTCGTACCGATCGTCAGGAGAAATCGGATTCAGATCCCTTTCAAAAGATCCTCCTTGACCAGCGACTATCTCAGTTTCGGCATCTTCGTCAAAAAAAACCGCTAATTTAATTAGAGTGATTCCGAAAATGCTTATTTCGATCCTCATCAGATAACGCTCATCTGAGATATATTTCCTGCGGACATGAGATAAACAAGGCCACCACGGCGAGCCGTTTGCCCGTGCGAGTCACGGTACCAGTCAGACCCGCAATCGAATGTCGGGGCACCGATAACTGTTTTTGTTGCCGATTGCCTAATCTGCCAGGTGTGGAAATGTCCGTGTTGAAGAACATGTGACGCTCCGGCCGGCTCGTTCGCCACAGCCTGCTCGGCCCACCACGCGAAAGCGCGATCGGCTTTTCGCCATTTATGCCCATGCGCAATCGTGACCACCGTGTCCCCCACCGGAACAGTCATATGACCGGACCATTTTTCTGGCACTCGAACAGTGATGTGGCCATAGGCGGTGGAATTTATTTTCAGCATGTCTGATATTGCCGTGGCAGCTTCTGTGGCCCAGCCGTCACCGGGATAAGAGTTGAAACGCCGATCACTATCGTCGTGATTACCGTTGACAACATCTAGGTATATTTGATCGACAAGAGGTGCGAAAGATTCAACGGTATAGAACATAAGTCGGCGAAGAATTCGGAGCTGTTCGGGAACCGTTTCTTTTGTGAGCCGAGCATTACGGCCACCTTGGGATTGCATTCCCTCGATACAGTCACCCGGCATACTAATTTGTATACCTTCGATGCCCTGTTTTTTGAGTCTTTTGAATTCAGACTTAGCGGATTC